AATACTAACTTCAGATGGTCTTAATGTAACCGAATTTCCAATTACAATTCTTGTTGGTGTTCCTAACTCAACTGTTCTTATCTCAACCTTTACTGGAGCATTTGCATCATCTTTTGCCGCAAAAAATAAATCGACCGCAGTTAAAAATGCCCCATTTACATCGTCATTCGATGATGTTGGTGATGGAGCTTCTACATTTCCACCAACAACGAATGATTGTGCAAGGGGATCAACAAATCTCTGAACTGTTGTTGTTGTATGTGTATTTACTGTTGTAGTAGAAGTTGTAGTATTTGTGGTTAAATTTGTTACTGTATTTGTGGTTAAATTTTTATTCGTTGCCGTAACTGTATTTTCCCACTGCTCTAATGTACCATCTGAATTATAATTTGTTTCTGCCGAGGAAGTGTCGGTACTTCCTGGAAGACCTGGGTTATTTGTCGAACTTGAAGACAGTTTAAATGTCTTAGTTCCTGTAGAAATTCTAACGGTTGGTGTTGGAATTGAATTTGGATCTCGGATAAAAAATGCTCCGATTAAATCTCCAAAATTATCAGAAATCAACCTAAGATCTTTTACATAGGCAACCGAACCACTGGTTTGACCAACCAATTGCATACCAGTAATCAAGTATCCTGAATATTTTCCCTGAGCCTCTTCAGATAATGAAATGGTATCAATATTTAAAACTTTTGATGATTGACTATATGCAGATGGTATGGTTTCTGATTTAAAATACGGATTTACTGTATATGTTGTGGAAGGAGAATTATATTTTCCATATTTATGATTTGGAGATGCAACCCTAAAAGAAATTAAATTATTCCCTCCATAAGTACCAATAACAGTTTCTCCAATAGAAAATGCTCCGGATGCACCATAATTTTCTAATGTTTTTGAATTTGATATTTCAATTAGTTTTGGGATAAAATCAACACCACTATTTCCATCAAGAAATTGATAAAATTGTGTGGATGGTTTTAAATTAGATGCAGAAAATCCAGTATTTCTAGATCTCATAAATGATTCACTTGATGAAGAAATTAAAACATTTCTTATTGTAGTATCAGTATTTCCTACAGTATCTGATACAGTATTTGAAGTAATTGTGGATGTTGTGTTTGTAGAAACCGATGATGTTATCGAAGTATCTGTTCCTGCAACTTGTTCGAAATTACCTTGACCTAAAATATCTGGTAAAAACGCAGTACTCGATGATTGTGTTTGAACTGGAGTTAGTTCTACAAAAACATTACTAGTTAAATTATTCGTAAGAGTTCTGCTTGAGTTTAATGTTATATCTACATTTTTGTCAGGAAGTTGAACTGTTCTAACCCAATTATCAATTTCTGGACTTAGTTTAATATCTCCAGAATAAACAATTACATTAAATGGATTTACATTTTCAACTTTTGTTGCAAATGCCTGTTCTATCCACCCAACTGATTCATATTTAAGAGTTACTGCCTTTCCTGTTTTTTGAACATTTGAATCTAGTAATTCAAAATTTTCAGAAAAATCTAGTTCTTCATCAATTATTGAAATTGCCGGAGCAATCTGTGATTTTAAAGAATTTCGACTTAAAATTGGAGTTAATTCCTGTGCTTCGGGATTAACTCTAATATTAGATAATTGATTGTTGAGCAATTGATAATTTTTAAAATCATCTACAAAAAATCCACTCTTAAATCTAGTATTTCCTTCAAAATCTTGAATTTGTAAAGTCTGAGTATTTACTTCCAATAGAGAAAGTGAGGTTAATCTTTCTAGAGTTTCAACTCTATCCTCAATTAATCCAATATCTCTCATTGTATATCTTCTATTGTCCATTAAAGTGATAATAGCATTTTGTGGATTGTAAAGATATGGTGGTAATTTAATTGTTGCTATTTCCATTACAGCATCATTTTTATTCGATGCCTTTGGATTTTTGGATGATATTCCTTTTTCTAATATAAAATTTCCAATTTTATCCAAATATAGTTTATCAATTCTTGCCAAATAATAATCATATCCAATTAAAGAACTTTCATTTGGTGTTAAAGTTAAATATGTGCTAAAAGTTCTTGCTGATGAATCAAATGGAGATTTATCATTAGCAGAAAATGTAGAAACTCTTGGTCTAAAATCTAAAGTATCCGAAGATCTTACTGATCTTGGTCCAATAGAAGGTACATCATGAGTGAATCTTTCTTTATCATAACTTAAAACAGTAAAAACATCTCCAGAATCATTTGATGGAACTGAATAATAATCAAATATAATCAATAAAGATTTTGATGGTTCTGGAGTTCCGGCATTCCTAACAATTTTAGAATAATCATAATATTGATTTTTTTGACCCTTATTAAGAGTAAAAGAATTGGTGATATCTTTATATTTTCCTAGAGTAATTTTTTCTATTTCTGTTTTTATATTTGAATCTGAAAATACGACTGATTCTGATTCTAAAAATCTTTCAGAATTTAAATATACAATTTTCAAAAAATTTGATTCTCCTGGTATATTTGAAACAACTCTTGCCACTGCTTTGCTAGTGTTTCCAAGAATATTCTCACCAATGATGGCATTTGTTGTTACATTAGCACTTGCACCAAATTGAATTTTATCTAATACTGGTGCAGAAGAATCAAATGATTCATATACTGATATTATCTTTACTACATCAGGATTATTTAATGATATTTCTTCATCTTGAACTCTTAGTCCGTAATATTGATTATATGTAAGACCATCACCAATAGATGAACTTATACCACTTCCAGATTGTGGATATTTTGATTTGTCTACAGTTAAAGTTTGACTTCTATTATAAATTTTTATTTTACTTTGAATTCCATTTTTGACTAAAGTTGTATTTACTATAACATTACCATTAGGTAATCCACTAATAGTTACTGTTCCAGAGTTCAAAACAAATTGATCTGAAGTTATTTTGGCAATTGTTCCATCAACAGTGTAATGCACAGAATATCTTTCTTCATCAAATGCCGCAAAAAATGCACTACTAATTCCTGTAATATTTGCTGGCGTTAATGTTAATACATTATTACTTACCGATAGACCAGTTATTTGATGAGAGATTGTCAATAAAGAATCTGATAGATTTACTGAAGAAATATTGGAATCTGGTAATCTTGAATATAAAAATCCCTGAGATTCATTTCTTATAATAGGATCGCCAATAAATGCGTTATAATTTCCATCTACATGAGTACCACTAAATATTCCAGAAATTCCTGTAATATCTGCAATTGTTAGTGATGTTCCGGTCGGAGAGACTGCAGTTACTCTATTAAATGTTTCATCAATATTAGTAGATTGATATCTAATAATTGATCCAACTTTTACTCCAGTAAATAATTTTCCAGGACTACTCACAGTGGTTGTGCCAGATAAAGTGCTGATTGCAATTCCAACAACACTATTTGGAAATCTAAATCTTTCAAGTAAGCAATCTGAAGTAAATGCTGTAGATAATCCTGATATTGAGGTTGGTTGTTGTACTGATTTAATATCCTCTGCGGAATATGTTATTACAGATTTGATAGATCTTGGAAAATCTAATCCATTGATAATTAATTGCTCACCAACTGAAAATGTTCCAGAAGTTTGTTTTAATCTAATTATGGAAGAATCTCCACCGGCAACTACCGCAAATCCACTGGCTCCACTACTTTTACCCTTTACATATGATGTTTCCGGTAATTCGGTATTAGAAATTGCTTGATTTATAGTAATGTGTGTATGTGTTTGAATATCAAACAAATACAAGTCCCAATTAGTAGTATTTCCAGTATAGGCAGAATCAGTTAGATTAAAATTATATACTTTTGCGGTTCCAATAGTTGTAATACCTGCTTCAGACTTAAATCGATCTACTAAATTTATATTAAGTCCGCTTTTGGGTGTTCCAGATACATTATTAACTCTTATACTATTTCCCATTTCAAAAGGAATATTTACCTGTTTAACAGATTCAGTATCTCTTGATTTATCAACATCAATAATTGTAGTTGAAATTTTATCTATATCATATCCCCTAACATAAGCCTTTCCTGGAGATATTTTTAAACACATCAAATCTTCTGATGGTTTATTATTCTGTTCTGTTGTTTCAGTATCAAAAAACAAACCATTATTACCCAATCTGTCATTTAAAGAATTATTAACAGACACATTAAACGGAGAAACGGTATAATCACCGGATTCGTCGTATGTTCTTTGTGCCATATAATCTTTAATTATATTATATTGAGTTTTTGACTCAATTATTTTAATTTTTCCATTTTCAACTCTCAATAACTCAATAAAATCTGTATCATTAAAATCCGTCAATAATTTTTTAGTTAGAGTTAAATTTATTTTAAATCTATCTGCGCCCGGTGCCGCATAATTTGTAAATCCTTTGGAAGGATCATATAATGAAGAATCGTCCTTTGATCCGATAATCAATTCATCAATTTTTAATCCAACCCTATATGATGGTAAATTTGTATAATTATCTAATATTATGGTTTGTTTCGAAACATTAACAAAGTAACCTCTAATAAAATATACACCGTCTCCAATAGATGCTGCAGAACCTATAGATGTTGCATTCGATGACAATAAGGATGCAAATGGTGTTCCGGCATTAATTGTAGTATTTCCATATGTTATATTTTCTTCTGCAATTAATGATTCACCATTCTCAAATGGGTTAAATTCGAAATTATTGTCAGAATCTATATATTTGACATATATTGTTAAGTCATCAACATTAATATCATCAGGAAAAGCAATAAATTGAATTGTTGCAGTTGTTCCTGATATTTGACCTGTTACTTTCTTACCGATAAAATTTTTAATATAAAGAGAAACATCAACTCCAAAATTTCTTGAATTTAGTTTGACCGAATTAAAATTTCCATCATATGCAATATTTCCAGGAATCACCATTGATCCTTCTTTAAAGATATGTCCCCCAAAAGATTTTACTTGATCTTGTAAAAGAGATTGTAATGTTGTTAGTTCTCTTGCCTGTACTGGATATCCAGGTTTAAATAGAACTTTGTAAAAATTACTTTCAGAATCAAAATCATCATAATATGGACTAATATTTAAATCTGTTTTTTGTGTCATTTTTAGTTAGAATTCCAGAATAATTTTAATGTCTTCTTTTTGGCGAATATCCCTTGTTACCAAAGGACGATTATCAATATAAATTATTTCTCCCGACTTTATATTTATCTCAGGATTTGAAAGACCTCCAGTGAAGGTTGCTCCTAAATCTATAACTTTTCCACCAATAGTTACTTTATTACTATTATTTGCGAATGAAGTATCAATAGATGTAGAGTATGGTAAAATATTTACTCCAGAAGATTCGAAAGCATAAACTTTAGATTCTGAAGATACCTTATTATAATCAGTTTGATCTAATTTATTTCCAAAATATGAGGATCTATCTCTAAAGTATTTTAAAACTTTTGTTTCTTTATCATAAGATGCAACATATCCTTTTGCAGTTCCGATTCCACCAGATACAATTTGATTTATTGTATCTCCTATTGTTGGAGATCCGGTAAATCCTGAAGTAAATGCAATACCAGAAAGTGATGAATATTGATTTTCAGTAAAAACAACAGAATCTGAAGAAGGTATTGTTGGATTTTTTATAATACCAACCTGCGAAAATATCGTATCGGTTGGAAAATCTTTTGTTGAATCATCAAATCTTGCATATATTAGAACTTTATCAGTTCCCAATTCTGTGTAAATATCATATCCGTGCCCTTTTGATGGTGGAATGATTGGTATTAATTTTGCAGGAGTTAAACTTCCTGTCGGTTGGAGACTACCCAAATCAACTATTGCCCACGTATATCCATAACCTCCTGCAGTAACTTGTGTAGAAGTAATTTTTCCAGTAGTATCAACAGTAATTGATACCCTTGCCCCAGTACCATCCCCAATAATATCAACAATTCCTGATTTATATCCTCCTCCACCATTTGCAATATATACCTGTTTAATTTGATTTGGGTTTGTAGAACTTGAATATCCATTTTCCCGAATACTTACAATTTCACTATTTGTGGATGTTTTCCAGTCATTCGGAACAACAATATATTCTGTTGAATCGAATTTTATAATATCACTTGGAGA